GCTGCGGGATTGCAAGTAGTTGTAACGGGCGAAACTTGGGGCGAATTTTTATCGGTATATAATGCTGATAGGTCAACTTGGGAACGAGCGGTAATGAGTAGAAGTAGCGTTTTAAGTTGTCTTTTTATTGGTTTAAATGCGGGGTTGAGTGTAACCGCTGTAACAAACTCTATTTTTATTGGAGCTGAATGTGGTCAAAGTGCAACGGCTGCAAACTTTTCTAATTTTATTGGTTATACTTCGGGTAAATTTGCAACAAATGCAGCAAACTCTAACTTTATTGGAAATGCTTGCGGTATAAACGCAACAAATGCAAGCAATTCAAACTTTATTGGTATAGGTGTAGGAGAAGGCGCAACGAATGCAAGTGCTGCAAATTTTATTGGGCCATATGCGGGTTATTTAGCAAGTGGAGCAAGTGGCTCAAATTTCTTTGGTAGTGGTGCGGGACAATCCGCAACAAATGCAAGTAACTCAAATTTTATTGGCAGAAACAATGGTAATGGTGCAACGGGTGCAAACCATTCAAATTTTATTGGTTATAATGTTGGCCATAGTGGAACACACGCAATCACGGGAGCGAATAATATTTTAATAGGAACAAATATAACTACACCAACTGCCGCAACTGCAAATAGCGCAAACATAGGCGGAGTACTTTATTTAAATAATACATATGCAACCACAAGTGGAAACCCACAGGCAACTGCTCAAACAAATGGTAAAGTAGGAATTAATACAACTACACCTGTTGCGAGCGCAGTTTTAGAAATTGTAAGTACTACGGCAGGGGTTTTGTTTCCGAGAATGACAACAACGCAAAAGTTGGCAATAGTTACACCAACTGCGGGACTTGTTGTTTACGACACAACACTTGCAAAATTATGTTTATATACAACAACTTGGGAAACCATAACATCACTTTAAAATAAATAAAAATGGCACTAATTGAACCGATTAATTTCCCCTTTACAGGCGAAGCAACTGAACTAAAAGTATTAGTTTTGAATTTTGCAACCGATGCGACTACTTGCGCAACTTATAACCAACTATTAACCGAGGAGGGTGTAGTTTGTACTGAATGGAACTATGCTTTAACCACCGAGGAGTTTTCGGCTTGGGGCAATGATAACACCTGGGTTGAGCAATGTGTGGCAAATGATAAAGGAATAGTAATTTTAAAACCCTTAGATTTATGGAAGAATTAAACGTACTTAAGCAAGCGATTGAAATCGCAGTAAAAGCGGGAGTTTATCAAATGGCTGACGTTGTAGCTTTGTCGCAAATACTTGACAAATTAGCGGCTAAATTGCAAGAAGATGAGACAAATTAAGGAGCATTTATTGCCGATTATTTTAATCGTTTTGGGAATACTTGACCAAACGACTGATTTGCTTGTGGAATTAATTAGTCAGTTAGGTTTACCTGAATACGTAGGAACTATATTTAAGATTTTAGTAATAACACTTGGTGCGGTTAAATTATACATATCGCAACCTAATAAGTTAAGAAATGAGTAATTTAGAAAGTGAAAGATTAGATAGAATAGAACAACATTTAAAACTATTAAAACAAGATAGTGAAATTCGTTCTTCTGATATAAAAGAAATTAAGCAAGCATTAATAGGTTCTGCATTAAACGACTATAAAGGTTTAGTTTGGAAAATATCAGATATTGATAATCGAGTAACTGAATTAGAAGATAACGATAACGAAATGAAAGTTTACGTTCGTCAGGCTAAATTTGTTGTAGCTGCTTTTACTGCTGCATTAGTTACTTTAATTTTTAAAACATTTTCTAAATGAAATTAAATTCAGAAGGTTACCGGTTAATCACAAAATTTGAAGGCTTTAGTGCTAAACCGTATTTATGTTCTGCTAAAGTTCCTACTATTGGTTATGGGAATACTTACTATACAAATGGTAAAAAAGTAACTTTATTAGATAAATCAATTACAGAAACAGAAGCGTTTGAAATGTTTAAAACAATAGCTGATAAATTTGCTGATAAAGTTAGTAAGTTAGTTACATACCCTTTAAATCAAAATCAATTTAATTCTTTAGTTTCACTATCGTACAACATTGGAATAGCAGCTTTTCAGTTATCTACTTTGTTAAAAATGGTAAATGAAAATGCAAAGAATCCAAAGATAAAAGACCAATTTTTACGTTGGAATAAAGCAGGTGGTAAAGTAGTACGTGGATTAACATTAAGAAGAAATGAAGAAGCATTTATATATTTTAGTTAGTTTAGTATTACTTTCTTGTGGTTCAAGAAAAGTACAAATAAACACTACAGAAATTAAAAAAGATTCAAGTGTAATTACAACTCAAATAGATACTTCAAAATCTATTAAAACTATAGATGATAATACTAATATTAATATTGATACTGAAGAAACTGAAATTTGTATAATTCCGTTAGATTCTACCAAAGAAATTAAAGTAAATGGTAAAACGTATTTTAACGTGAAATTACGCATTAAAAAACGTAAAGACAATACTACATATCAAAATACTAATAAAGTTGCTCAAACCGATTTAAAACACGTTATAAAGCATACTGAAGCTAAAAGTTCTACTAAACAAAACACTAAAGTTAAAAATATAGACAGAAAAGAAAGTATTTTAAACTATTGGTGGATTTTATTAATTATAATTTTAATCTATTCAGCTTACAAATGGCAAAACAAACTTCGGCTACTTTAAAAATTGAAAAAGATATTTCAAGACCAAACATTCACGCTAAAAGTAAAAGTTCTAAATTAAAAACTTCTAAGAACTATAAAAAGCAATATTCAGGACAAGGTAGATAAAATATTTTTTAAGCTATATTATATATATTATTATATTATATTATAATTTAGTTATATATTTAGTATTATTATATATTATATTATATTTTTTAGTTATATATTTAACTATATTTATTGTTATATTATATATATTATTAAAATTAAAAATAAAATAAATCAGCCGTTTTAACGCATTATTTTTATGTAAGGTATACAAGTATATCAAAATAGAAAGAAAGTTGTTTAAAACGCTTTAAAATGTATTCTATGACTAAAGTAAGTAAGAAACCATTGCGCAAGAATATAATAAAACAATTAGATACTGTTTTTAGTCAATACATACGGCAGCGTTATGCTAAATCGGGTATTGCAATATGCGTTACGTGTGGTAAACAAGATGAATGGAAAAAACTACAGGCCGGCCATTTTATGAGTAGAAGGCATTACTCTACACGTTGGGATGAAGATAACGTACAAGTACAATGTTATGGGTGCAATGTTATGAATCAGGGGCAACAGTTTTTATACTCAAAATACTTGGGTGAAGAAATGTCAATAACTTTATTAAATAAGTCACGTGAAATAGTTAAATTTGCCGATGTAGATTTACTTGAAAAAATAGAATACTATAAAAGTAAAATATAATTTGCTCTTTGTTCTTTGTTATTGTCTGAAAATTGGGTAGTTTAATAGCTACCCTTTTTTTTGCTTAAATGTTAAAGTTTTGTTAAAGTGAATTTTAGATAAACTTTTTTAATATACATTTGCTCCATCAAATAACAATAACAAATTTAATTATGAAAACATTTTTTAAAAACTTTATTCAGAAGGCCGAGTACCAATACACATTTTGCTTTTTAGCTGCAATGTATTTTTTATTACAAATAATTTTTAGATACTAATGAAAGATTTAATAGATTACCAAAGATTTCAAATTGAAGCATTACAAAGAAATGTTTGCAAAATGAATAGTTTACTATCACAGTTAGAAACTTACTGCTTTGAATTAGCAGCTGATGATTGCCCTACAGATTACAAAAGAATAATTAAACAACAGATTTATAATTTAAAACAAGAACAAAATGACTAAATTAAGTTTAGCTGAAAAGCTATCAAAAATTCAAGTAGAATTTAAATCAAACAAAAGTAGGTTTAATAGCTTTGGTAAATATAACTTTAGAAGTGCTGAAGATATATTAGAAGGATTAAAACCATTTAATGAAAAGTATGGTGTTTACTTTACTATTCGTGAAGAAGTAAGTGTAATATTTGAAACTACACCAATACTAATTTCAACTGCTACTATTCACGATAACAACGAAATTAACGAAATAGAAGCTACTGCAATAGTGGGTGTAGATTTACAACAAAAAGGAATGCAAGTTCCTCAGCAATTTGGTTCTGCTTCAAGTTATGGTAAAAAGTATGCATTAGGCAACCTATTACTAATTGATGATACACAAGATGCTGATGCTACTAATTCACACGGTAAAGAAAGTAAACCTGTAACAGAAGATAAATGGCTAAACAAAAATACACCTGAATTTAATCAAGCTATTGAATATTTAAAAAAAGGTGGTAATATTGCAACAATAGAAAATAAATATAAATTAGCAAAATCAGTAAAAGAAGAACTTTTAAAAATCAAGTAAATATGAGTACATTAATTAATTTTAGTTTAAGGGTAGATAAACTACCAAAAGAAAAGTTTGTAATTGGTAAAGATGGTGCAGTATACTACAATGGCACAATATCAATTAGTGATGAAACAAACCAATGGGGACAAAATGTTTCTATTACTGATTCACAAACACAAGAAGAACGTGAGGCTAAAAAAGCTAAAAACTATCTTGGAAATGGAAAAGTAGTTTGGACTGATGGTAAAATTACTGCAGCTACAAAACAAGAAGCTAAATCAGCAGTAGTACAAGAAACTTCTGATTTACCATTTTAATTTAATAGGGGTGTAAAAGCCCCTTTTTTTACAAAGACAAATGACAATAGACAAAGACGCACAAAGATTAATAATGCAGTTGTATGAAGAAGAATGTTATATAAACCCTTTAGAAAAAATAGAATATCC